AAAGTTTCCCAAAGTTTAATGCAGAATGTAAATTCTACAGCGATTTTTCATTTCATTTGTTACTTAATGGAGAACATAAAGTACTTGATAGTTGGTTAGAACAACTACTTGCTGTTGCAGATCCCGGCGACCTAAATATACTGTTTATGAAATTTAATCGTATAGGAAAATATGTAGCAGTTCAATGTCAGCTAACTTGGATCACTGATAACTTTATTTTTTACGGAAGTAAAAAAGTAGGTGATTGGTACATTATGGAATTTGAAACATTTATGGCACAAAACAAAGACATAGTTAAATCTTACTCAGGCAAACCAATAGACACCACGTCAAGCGATTCAATCTTAACAATTCAAATTTAAACACAATTCGACGGTCAAGTTGTTGACCCTCCTTGAGGAAGTACAGGTAGTGCTGTGCCGACGGATCTGGAGTATACCTAAGAGCAATCTTAGGGAACACCGACAGGGCAATCGTATGGAGCGAACCCTGAATGAGTACATAGTTAACTTTGTCTTGCAACTATGTAACATGCGTTGCTGAGATGAACAATCTCACTACAGTCCCAATAAACTTTACAGAGCAACCGGTAGCGTATATCAGCGAAAAGGGCTAGTTATACGGGGAATAGACAACATGGGTGACGGTCATGGCAAGTACCTTTACCATTGGTAGTGCTGAATAGCACTACCATGGCTTCTAATCGGCAATATCTAAATAATCATAATCCCGAGTATATGAACGAACGAAGTGAGTGAATAACGAAGGGATTAGATGAACGAAGTTCATCTTAAAAGAATGGAATATTAGTTTTCTTTGTAGTTTCCAAATTTTCTTCAATAATCTCATTTACTGAAGCAATCTCTGAAGGGCTCATATTTAAAACATCTGTGTAACTAATAGAGCCACGCATATACCAAGCTATTCTCTGTGCATTTTTCTTAATAGCTTTACACTCCTTTTCCATCCCATCAATAAGCTTCCCGATACCTTCGGAGTCAAGGTATAGAAGCTTTAGACGAAAAAATCACTGACATTTAATGTAAACATCTGTTCATAGTCATGACCACAACCTGAACATTTAATGTTTAGTGGTTTCATTTGAGTTGTTTCTCTTAAACTTAAACTCTTTTCTTTAATCTTTTCTGCAACTCTTTTATCAGCATTTTGTAAAAAATCTAAAATATAAGCTTTTTCAGTTACAGTAAATTCATCATTTGATATTGAGTCAATGGTACTAGCAATAATTTCTAGGGTGCTAAATGCTATGGTTTTGAACATGTCGCTTGATTTTTTATCTTTTTCAGGGCCTTCTTCCATGGCAGTTAGTACAGCTAATGCTCTTTGAATTTCAAATTGGCGTACTGCATTTTCTGTTAATTCTTTATAATTTAACGGTCTAAATTTTATTTTCAAATCACTGATGTTTACTGGTATAGAATAATCTCCTGCAACAAAATTGTTTAATATGAATGATAAATTAATTCCATACTTAAAATCTTCATCACATTTTGGACAGTGCGTTTCTATATCCATATCATTACCATTTGTAGCAATACGAACTGCGACTAAAATAGCGTCGAGGTCTGTGCTGCTTATTTTCCATGGGTCTCTAATAGCAGGAACACAACTTCTGATAATCTCTGCTACCGCGGTACCGTTATAAAGACTGTCTGGTGTTTTGCTAGTAATTTCATCAATTGCAGTCATTGGATAAATTGGTATTTCTCCGTTTTCGGGCATCTCAATCACATCCGGCGAGTAGCCTTGTCCCTTACTGGGTAACTTTAAATATATGCTAGGTCTACGGAAATATTGTTTTAATGGGTTATTCTCAATGGCCATACTTTCTCCAAAAGTGTAATTTTTAATAAACTAAATACTAACAAGATATTTAGATCCATACTATACGGAGGAATTATTCCTTGGATGACGCAGCACTTAGAGCCGAACTAGCAAAACTTTCTGACGCAGCAGATAGATTAGCCTTTCAGAGTAGCGCCTCAGCGGGTGTTTTTGAAAAGCTTGGTAAATCGCTGGGAATGACATCGGAACAAATTTCAAAAACTGGTTTTGGAATAAAACAGATATACTCAGGGGCAATATCATTTAATCGTTCCCTTTCTACAAGTGAAGTAAGTTTCTCAAAATATAATACAACCGTTGGACAAGTCACAAGTGGATTAAGTTCAATATTTGGATCCATGGGGCCATTGGGTAAAGCTTTAGGTGGTGTTACTGAAGTATTGGGTGGACTAGTACAATCTGTTTTTAAACAAAATGATCAGTACTTAAGTGCATACGACACACTAGCTAAGTTTGGATATGCTGGTGAAGGCACCGCTGATAGTCTTTTCGATATCACAAAAAATACAGGATATTTAGGAGAACAGGTAGGTGATCTAGTATCAATTACTACAGGGTTAGGCACTGATTTAACATTTTTAGGTGATACAGCGGGAAAAGGTGTTAAGACTTTTTTTGACATTGCATCTATTTCAAAAGAACAAAGAGCAGCCCAAATTAGATTAGGATATTCGCAAAAAGAAATTACACAGAATCAAGCTGATTTCATAAAACAACAAACTAAATTAGGTATTTTAAGAACCAATGATACAAAGTCATTAAGAGAAAAAAGTTTAAATTATAGTAAACAGTTAGTAGAGTTGGCTGCATTAACCGGCACAAGTGTTGATGCATTAAAAGCAAAACAAGATGAAGATTTAAAAGACTATGCATTTAATATTATGTTACGACAGGAAGCTAAAAAAGCAGGAAAAAATGCTACCGAAGTAACTAATAGATTAAAAAATGGAGTAACTCAAGTAGGTGAAATGTTTGGTCCTGATAAACAAAAAGGATTTAGAGAAATTTTGAGTATAGGCCCAGCAGCACAAAGCGAAGAAGCAAGAGCTATGCTGCGAGTAGCCGGAGCTGATATACATAAATGGATAAAACAATTTAAAGCAGGTGAAATTGATATTACTGAATTTAACAGAAGGTATAGTCAAGCACAGGACAGATTTTTCGAAGCCAATTCGGAAACAGCAGCCAAAAGTAAAGAATTTGCCGAACTTACTGGACAAACAGTAGAAACATTTAGGGGCGCAGCAAAAGAGCAAACTGCAAACAGAGAAGAAATAGTAAAGCGTCAAGCGGATGCCGCAATGTTACCTCAAGACGGTGGACTAAAAGAAACACAAATTAAATTAATAGAGACACAATTAGAAGTACAAACTGCATTTCAAACATTAGTAAAATTAATTGCAGATTATGTTAACCCTGCATTTGAAGGATTATTAAAAGGACTTGATCAATTAACTAGAGGATTTATGGAAACTATGTCTACACTAGGTGTAGTAGATCCAGATTTTCCTTTTATGTTTAAAGATGCAAGTGAATTGAATAATCTGCTTATAGATAGACAGGCAAAACTTGGGGACTTGTATAAAGAAAGAGAAAAGAGTACAAATTTAGAAGCGTTGGGGGTCGATTTGAGTGGACCAGCTGATGTAGCTAAAAAGGCATACATCGATGCTCAAATAAATTTACAACAAAAAGAAATAGATGGCATTAAAAAAAGGTTAAAGGCATTAACTGGAAGTGATAGACCAAATGTACCAACACCAACAACTAATTCAAGTAGCGGTTCAGGATCAGGCGGAGGAGGTTTTTCTCAAACAAATAATTTAAATTTTGGAATCTCCTCAGGACCAATGAGTGGTTATAATGAAAATCTTAGCGATCAATTACAAGCAGTGGTTCCTTTACCAGATGGAAAAAGTATTCCCGTAAGTTTTAAAAATTTACCTAGCGAAATTTTAAGCAAACGTAAAAATCCATTATTAGAATCAGAAAATATAGCAGGTCTATTAAGTGGATACGCCTCTTCAATGGTTAATAATGTAAATCAAGTTAATAACAATGTAAATGTAAGTCAAGGTAGTGATGATAAAAGTAATCTCATTAATTTAGTATCAAGTAAAATGGATTCATTATTAGACAATATATCAAAAAATAATCAATTACAAAACGATATGCTTGTATATTTAAGGCGATAATTTATGGCACAAAACGCTTCTGATTCAGTACAAGATATTACAAAAGCTTTACAACGATATAATAATGCAGCTAGTTCTGTAGGTAACTCATCACGTGGATTAGCGAGTGCAATAGATAGTTTAAAAGATACTATTGAATCAACCAGTTCAGCTTTATTAGCAAGTGACACTAGTTTTACTAAGTGGACAAAAACTGTAGATGATTCTAGTAAGTTTTTAAAGGTTTCTGCTTTATTTGCTTTGAACGGCTTACCTAAAACACGAATGGTGGTATTGGGCCTCATTGAGGCGTCAAGGCTACTTGTAAACGCTGTTTTAGAAAGCAATGATGCTCAGTTAAACACATATGATACGATAGCAAAATTAGGTATAGGTATCGGCAGTAGTGTTGAGGGCTTTACTAAAATAACAAATGAAGCAGGATTTTGGACAAAAAATAATACAGGCTTAATTAAATCCTATGAAAAATTAGGTACTGGTTTAACAAATCTTGGTAACACTACTAATATAGGAGCACAAGAATTTGGTAAAATTGCAAGAACTGGCGACGGTGTTGTAAGCGAGTTTATGCGATTAGGGGTAAGTCAATCAGAGTTAGTGGTTTTACAAGCAGACTATGTATCAATAACACAAATGTTAGGTACAAGATATCAAAAAAATGATGAAAAATTAAGGGATGAAAGTAGAGCCTATGTTACATCATTAGTTGGATTAGCTAGACTTACAGGTGAAAATGTAGCAGAATTATCTGCTAAAATGGCAGAACAGATGAGAGACATTCAATTTGCTGTTCGCCTAAAAATGCTTAGAAAAACGGAACAAGGTAAACTACTTGCAGACAAATATGAAGAGGCTGAACTTATAGCACAAAGCTTTTTTGGCCCTGAAATCGCTAAAGGAGTACGTGACTTTTTAGCAAGCGGAACAGCAACTACAAAAGAAGGTGAAGCATTACTCGCTAAAACAAATGGTCAAATAACTCAATGGAAAGCAGATTTGGATGCTGGTAGAATTACTCAATATGAATTTAATAAAAATATTGCAAAAGCCTCACTTGCCTATCAAGAAAAAAACAGAATAGCTTTAATGCAAAGTAAAGATTTTAGAGACAAGACATCTACAAGTGTTCAAGAAATGAGCGGTGCTGAAAGATTGATTGAATCACAGAGTTTAGAAACTATAAGAGCTGAAGTAGAAGCTTACAAAAAAGGTGAAAAAAATGGTGATAAAGTTAAAGATTCATTGAAGCAGGCACAAATAGCAAATTTTGAAGTTGCACAAAGAACGGGAATCGCAAAAGATAAGTTGATAGCGGTAATTCAAGAGCCAGTAAACAGCGTACTAAGAAGATTAGGTGATTTAGTAAAACAAACAGCAATAGGAACAATACGATTAGGGGCATGGTTGTTAAGATTAGATAGTAGTAAAGTTGATGAATCATTAATTGCGTTGGGTGATACATCACAGATTAAAAATTATATAGAAAATTTAAATAAATCAATAAAAGAAACAGATGTTCAAATACAATCACAAAAAGTTTTTTCAGATATACAAAAAGAAAATGAGAAAAAATTACAAGACGCAATTGCAAAGAAAAAAGCACTAGAAAATAAAATTTCTCAAGCTAGCACAACACAAGAAAAAACTAGATTGTCAGGTGAGTTAGCCTCTGTTGACGCAGAAGCCAAAGCATATCAAGATAAAATAAAAGAATCAAAGCAAAAAGAAAAAGAAAAATTTGGGCAAACTTCAGAAGAACTTCAACAAAAACGGGAAGATTTAATTAAACGTAAGAAGGTCGCAGAAACTCGTCAAACTGATTCAGAAAAAACTGACTCAAGAAAAACAGAAGTTTATAAAAGTTATATTGACGGAAAAGGTTCTGACTATGAACGTTGGACTAAAGTAAAACCTGACTTTCAGGAAAAAGTATTGACTATGGCTAGAAAATACTTTATGATAACAGGTAAAAAACTCAACATAACTAGTTCATATCGTTCTAATGAAGAACAAGAGGACATGTATAACGAATGGCGTGCTGCAGGTGGACGTTATCCTTGGGAAAAGAATCCAAATCCAAAAGCATTCACTAAAAAGTATGGCTGGTTATACATGCCAGCAAAATCACCGGGAGGACATGGTTCTGGAACAGCAGTCGATATACATAAAGATCAACTTGATTGGCTAGAACAAAATGGCTATCTTGACGAATTTGGTTTACGTAGACATTATCCTATTGAAAATGACCCAGTGCATGTAATGCCAAAAGCTAAAGACGGTGGCGTGTTCGGCCCGGGTTGGTTAGAAATGCATGGTACTGAAGCTAAAGTTAAGATGGAAGGCAATACGATTCCAATTGAGCTAAAGCAATCTGGAAATATGAGTGATTTTTCTAATATGCGTGGATCAATCAATAAGCCTAAAATTTATAGCCCAAACACACCTATGCAGTCAAAATCTGATGAATTTGCTGGGGTGTTATTATCTAAAATAGATGATTTAAATCGAAAAATATCCGAAAGCAACAGCATATACAGCGACATTAAACTGTACATGAGCAATTAATAATAAATAGTAATCATGGCATATAAAAAACGTTTTTCTACTGTAAACACTACAGGTCAATTAAGTCCTATTTCAGGAAACAATAGCAACAGCGGAGCATGGAATGGCCCCGGGTTCAATAACGAACCTACAGGTGGCTGGAACAATGATGCGTTTGGGTATAAAAACTACATGAGTAGATTACCTGAAGTATATACAGGTCACCCAAATCGAATTGAACGCTATAATCAGTATGAAATGATGGATGTAGATGCTGAGATTAATGCATGTTTAGATATTATTGCTGAGTTCAGTACACAAAGAAATGAACATAATAATACACCATTTACTCTAGAGTTTAAAGACGATCCGACCCCGCATGAAGTAGAATTACTTAAGAAACAACTGCAACAATGGTGTAAACTCAACGATTTTGACAATCGTATATTTAAGATTTTTAGAAATACTATTAAGTATGGAGATCAATTTTTTGTACGGGATCCTGAAAATTTTAAGTTGTATTGGGTTGATGCGACTAAAGTAGGAAAAGTTATAGTCAATGAGAGCGAGGGTAAACTTCCTGAGCAGTATGTAATTAAAGATATAAATGTAAACTTACAGAATTTAACAGTTGCAGCAAAGACAACTACAGACTTTCAAGCACAGCCACCAACAGCAGGGTATAGCGCACCATATAGTTATACAGTACCAAATGAGCCGTATGGTACTACAGGAAGTAGATTTAGTTTAGGACAAAATGAGGCAGCAGTAGATGCTAAACATGTGGTTCATCTAAGTTTAACTGAGGGATTAGACAGATATTGGCCGTTTGGTCAAAGTATATTAGAAAGTATTTTCAAAGTTTATAAGCAAAAAGAATTATTAGAAGATGCTATCTTAATATATCGTGTTTCACGTGCCCCAGAACGCAGAGTATTCAAAATTGATGTAGGTAATATGCCCAGCCATATGGCAATGGCTTTTGTAGACAGAGTAAAAAATGAGATCCATCAACGAAGAATTCCAACAACTCAAGGTGGTTCAAGCGTATTAGACGCCACATATAATCCATTAAGCATCAATGAGGATTACTTTTTTCCAACTACGGCAGATGGGCGCGGATCAACAGTTGAAATGTTACAAGGTGGTCAAAACTTAGGTGAAATTGACGATTTAAAATATTTTAATAATAGATTAGCACGTGGTTTACGTGTTCCTAGTAGTTATTTACCAACAGGACCTGATGATGGACAAGTTCCATTAAATGATGGACGTGTTGGTACAGCTATGATTCAAGAGTTTAGATTTAATCAATATTGCGAAAGATTGCAGAATTACATTGCGCAAAAACTAGATGACGAATTCAAGCTATTTTTACGTTGGAGAGGCTTTAATATTGATAGTGGATTATTCAATATTAAATTCAATGCACCGCAAAACTTTGCAGCTTATCGGCAGAGTGAATTAGATAAAGATAGAGTTGCTACATTCCAAACAATGGAAGCGTTCCCATATATAAGTAAGCGTTTTGCATTGCAACGATTCTTAGGTCTTACTGAAGAAGAAATTACTGAAAATGAACGTATGTGGGAAGAAGAACGTGAGTCCGAAGTTACTGATGATGTTAAGGGAAGTGACTTACGTAGCATTGGTATCAGCGCAGGCGACATTGACACTGATTTGGAAACGGCTGAAGGAATGGATCAAGGTGAAATGCCTCCTCCCCCTGAAGTAGCACCGGGCGTAGCTGGTCCTCAAGCAATGCCGGGAGGTGGTGTCCCAGCAGCAGCGGCGCCGGCTCCAGCGATGTAAGATAAATACATATCTATGAAACTTTTTGAAATGTTCAATCCAGCAGTGCCCGGTTATCAAGATACTAGTGATGATAACAGTAAACCTCGTTGGAAAGAAAGCCGTAAAACAAAGCTAACACTAAGACAAATAAGAAAACTACGCAAGATGTTTGATGTAAGAAATTTTGAAAAATCTAAAAACTTAAAAAAGATACGTAAACAATATCAACCTCCTGCAGCACCTCCGGCAGCTTAAATTTCTATATTCTACTAAAAAACGCAAAAAAACAGCACATTTTGTGCTGTTTTCCTATATACCCAATAAATAAATATTACAAAGCCATTTCTAAAGGAGATATTAATAATGGATAATAGAAAATTTGAACAACTTATTGAATTAATAATCAATGAGAATGAAGAACAAGCACGTGCATTATTTCACGATATAGTGGTTGAAAAATCCAGAGAAATATATGAATCAATAATGGACGAAGAAGCAATGGCTGAAGACATGTCCGGCGGCCTATTAGATGAAATTAGTGCTGACGTAGAATCTGACGAAGAAGGCATGTCAGAAGATGAAGATGAATTCGCTGACATTGAGATTGATGATGAAGAAGGTTTCGGAGATGAAGAATCTGAAGAAGACCTAGAAGACCTAGAGGATCGTGTTGTTGACCTAGAAGATAAACTAGACATGCTAATGGCTGAGTTTGAAGAATTAATGGGTGATGACGACATGGGTGATGACGACATGGGCGACATGGATGATGACATGGGTGACATGGATGACGAAGATATGATGGAAGCATCTGATGATGACGAAGAATCTATGGAAGAAAGCCTAGAAGAATCTGTACAATTAACTAAAGTGTCTGGTTTGTACGATAGTAAAATTGGTGGTGATGATGGCGCACAAACAAAGAGCCCAGCATTAACAAAGCCAAAAGTAACACAAACAGGTGCTAAGCCAGTTAACTTCAGTGGCGAAAGCTCAACAGGTGGTACAAAGGGTGGTTTATTAAGCCCAGATACTAAAGATGTTGAACATGCTAGTCAGTGGAGAAATCGTCCAGCACAAAAAGGTATGAACTTAGAAAAAGCTCCTAAGCCACAACATGGCAAGGGTAGTGAAGGTCAAAACAACAGCAGTGTTGTAGCCGAATCTAAGAAGTCTGTTAAAAAAATAATTAAGAAGTAAGGACTCTAAAAGCAAATGGCTTTGTATCTTAGAGAGAATCTAACGTTTGACCGTGCTAACATGGTCGTTGAAAGCGTTAGTGACGGTGAAAATAAGAAGTCCCTTTACATGAAAGGGATCTTCATTCAAGGCGGGGTAAAGAACGCAAATGAGCGTGTTTACCCTGTTGATCAAATCGCATCAGCCGTTGATCAACTCAATGAGCAAATTATGGAAGGCAACTCTGTTTTAGGAGAAGTTGATCATCCAGATGACTTAAAAATCAATTTAGACCGCGTCAGCCACATGATAACAAATATGTGGATGGACGGTCCTAATGGTTTTGGCAAATTAAAAATATTACCTACTCCAATGGGACAGTTAGTTAGTACCATGCTAGAGAGTGGCGTAAAATTAGGTGTTAGTAGTAGAGGAAGCGGTAATGTAGATGATGCTACTGGTAAGGTTAGTGACTTTGAAATAGTCACTGTGGATATTGTCGCACAGCCTAGTGCGCCCAATGCATACCCAAAAGCAATTTATGAAGGCATGATGAATATGAAGCATGGTCATAAGTTGTTAGGTATTGCAAAAGATGCACAAAACGACAAAAAAGTACAGAGATACCTGAAAGACGAAGTGGTTCGTCTTATCAAGGACCTCAAGTTATAATAGGGGAATACAGCATGTTTGATGCTATTAAACCATTACTTGAGAGCGGAATTATCAATGAAGAAACCAGCCAAGCTATAAACGAAGCATGGGAATCAAAATTGAATGAGGCTCGTGAGCAAGTACGTGCAGAATTGCATGAAGAATTCGCACAGAGATATGAGCATGACAAGAATGTAATGGTGGAAGCCCTTGACAAAATGGTAACTGCAAATCTTGATGAAGAAATTCGTGAATTTTATTCTGAAAGACAAGCAATGAACGAAGACCGCGTAAAAGCACAGGTCAAATTACGTGAAAACGCAAGTAAGTTCAATGATTTTATGGTAACTAAGTTAGCAGAAGAAATCAAAGAACTACGTAATGATCGTAAACTACAGGTAGAAGGTCAGCAAAAGCTTGAGCAATTCGTTGTTCACGCATTAGCACGTGAAATTAAAGAATTCGCACAAGACAAGCAAGCCGTAGTTGAAGCAAAGGTTAAGTTAGTTGCTGAAGGACGCAAACAATTAGAATTACTGAAGAACAAATTTGTTACAGAAAGTTCTAAGCGTTTAAATTCTGCTGTTACTAGTCACCTCAAGGGTGAATTAGGTCAATTGAAGGAAGATATCAAAATTGCACGTGAGAACAATTTTGGTCGTAAAATCTTTGAAGCATATGCAAGTGAATACAGTTCAACTCATTTAAATGAGAAGGCTGATACACGTTCATTATTAAGTATGTTAGAAGAAAAAGATCGTCAATTGTCAGAATCCGCCGAAAAAATCAATAAGGCGAAAGTCTTAATTGAAAGTAAGGAACAAGAAGTTCGTGTTATTAAAGAATCCAATGAGCGTAATAAGGTCATGGGTGAATTGCTATCTACTCTAAATGAGGAGAAGGCAGGTTTAATGAAGAACTTATTGGAAAGCGTACAGACACCGCGTCTACAGTCCGCTTTCGACAAGTATCTTCCAGCAGTACTCAATACTGGGTCAGAAAAGCCTGTTACTAAAAAGGCTATGATTAATGAGTCAGTAAAAGAAGTAACTGGAGATAAAGCTGCAATCAAACCAAAAGTTGAGGATGAGTCACATCACCGTGACAATGTTATCGACATTAAGCGTTTGGCAGGGCTTTAAAATTAGACATACAAAATTAGGAGAAATATAATTATGTCACAAGTACTCTTAGAAAGCCGTTGGGGCGAAGCCAAAGAAGCTCTGATGGAAGGCTTAAAAGGAACTCGTCGTTCAACTATGGGTGTTTTATTAGAAAACACTCGCAAACAGTTACTCGCTGAAAGTTCAGCAGGTACAACAACAGCAGGTAATATCGCTACTCTTAACCGTGTAATTCTACCGGTTATCCGTCGTGTTATGCCTACTGTTATCGCTAACGAATTAGTCGGCGTTCAGCCAATGACTGGTCCAGTTGGTC